ATATGTATTTGCATCAGGCTTTTGGAAAGTCTGAACAAGCAAATCCTCTGAATCAATCAGAGTTACATCATTTGCCGGACCCCATCGGGCAGGACCAGCTAACCCAGCATCAATCGAAGAGATCCCGGGTACTACAGTTGTTAAATCAATTTCCGATGTATTTACGCCAGGACTTACTTGAAAACCCATGTGTTCTCTCCTAAAAAAAGTTTAGTGAACTGTGTAAATCATTCTTACTTACTATGATTATTTATAAAATAGAGTTTCTTCATATACTAAATATATATTGAGATATAAATGATTTTGATGGAGATTAACATGAAAGAAATTGAAAGATTTCGGACTAAGTTTAATAATAGTTCAAATACTGGTTGTTGGACATGGATTGCCTCTAAAACACAACAGGGATATGGAATGTTTTCTTATCTAGGAAAATCTATCCCCGCTCACAGGTTTGCTTATATTCACTACAAGGGTGAAATACCAAATAAACATATTGTACATCAAACTTGTCAAAATAATGGGTGCGTAAACCCTGAACACTTAATTACTTGTACAAAGAGTGAATCTCGTTTGAAATATAATTCAACAAGAATACACCCTGATGCCAAGAAGCTTATTCAAAATATAAAATTAGGATCTACAGAAGACCATATGGATGACTTTGGATTCAGTAATGATGCTTAGAAATAATTTCTCACAGCCTCATCTTCAACCACTTTCCATGTTTGACCAGTTTTATCTTCAAATGTATTTTGATTTTGCCCATCATCTATGACTCCAAATGGAAGCATATCTTGCTCCATTGTCTCCATTTGATCTTCATAGATTTGTTTACGTATATCTAAATCTGTCATATCTTTAAAATATTGTTGTTGTACTACCCAAGCAAACATTACCAATGTCATTGCTAAGTCATCATGAGAACCTTCTTCTGCTTCAAATGAATTATGTTTTGAAGCAAATGTAGTCAATTCAGCAATAGTATCAAAATCTGGAATAATCAACTTATCTGTTTCAATCATGTCTTTTAAAGCAGCACAACCAATTCTCTTGAGTTGTTTACTTGTTCTAATTCCTAGTTGATTATTTTTCCCAAATCCACCACCAATTTTTTGACCTGCCCTACCATGCATAGATGCCATAAGAATATTTTCATACTCCAAATCAAAATGAAGACATTCTGCTATTTGTTGTCCAATATCATTGATTTCCACAATAAGCCATGCTGTATTGTATTTCATTCCAATATTGTAGATAATGTTTGGATAAACCATTGGAGAAATTTGGTTATCTCTATATTTGGCGACTTGTCTATAAGGAATATCAGAAATGTCAAAAACACTTAAAGCAGAATAGTCTTGTCCCTTACCTTGAGCACTATCTGCTACAATACAATAAGTTGCCCCCTTTACTGGATTTTCATACATATCCATTCCACCTTGAGAAGCAATAGGAGTTTTAAAAGCCATAGTTCTAAGTTTAGATGGAGCAATAAGTGTATGGGTAGAACCTATAAATTCACCTTCAAATTCTTGGGTAAACTGAGTTTCTCCAATATTCTTTAGAGTTTCATTTCTCCATTTTTCATTTCTTCCAGGAGTTTCAGCCCAATGTACTTCAATTGGAACATAACTATTTCTTCCCTCTTCTGCGTCTATCCACATTTTATAAAACATATTCAACCCAAGTGGAGTTGATACTATGAAAACCTTTGTAGATTCACCAGAAGAAATAGTAGGATAAACTGAAGTGAAAAACTGGTCTGCTATATTATTTGGAACGTGAGCAAATTCATCAAGAAAAATAATATTAAAGGAACTTCCTCTGACCGCCGAAGAAGACGTGGCTGCAGCAAGAATCTTGGAACCATTCTCTAGTTCGATGTTTCCCTTATTCCATACAACCACCCCCTGTTGCATCCACTTTGGAAGATTCTCATATGCTAACTGTAATCTACCAAGAAGCTCCCGTGCGGTTGAGAGTTTGTTTGCTAGAACAGCACATTGAACATTCTCATTGAAAAGAATGTAATGAAGAAGAAAACTGATGATAGTGGTTGACTTTCCAGACTGTCTAGGCATTTTACAGATTACAAATCTTTCATCATTAAATGTCTGTACCATTTTTTCTTGGTAGGGATACATATCAAATGGAATCAACCCCCTGTCCACATGAATAACCTTTACATACTGTTGAATAAAATATTCAGGGGATTCCATACATTTTTTATATTCTTGTACAGATTCCTTAGTCCATTCTACAGGTTGTCCTACAGATTTTAAACGTGGGTTTCCAAGATAATGTTCACTCATCCGACTTATCTTTCAACATTTTTTGAAGTTCCGCGGTTGACCCCACAAAAAGGGCATTTGTTACATTAGTAGGACCCTTTTCAGTAGTAATATCTTTTTTAGTTTTGTGGAGATTAAGTAGTTCTTTGTTGGTTGTAGTCAATTTATCAATCATCTGACCTACAACTTCGAACGCTCGTGGATGCTCTGATTGCTTTGCTATTTCCAGAAGTTCTTCAAGCCCATCATTACCTCTCTCTATAAGATTATAAAGATTCTCTCGAGCATACTGAAAATCTGTATCATCAACATGGTCATTAATAACTGGAGTTACCTTCTCAAGTTTTTTAATCTCTCTTTTAGGTTTTTGTATAATCCCCAAAACTTCATCGAGATGTTCGTCTATATTCATACATAATCCTCTCCTGTCACTGGATCAAAGTTTTTACTATCTTCAAAGAATTCAAAAGTTTCGCTGAATCCAAAATCAGAACTAGCTTCAGCAGTAGTTGGCGATGGAACCACAGTATATCTTGTTTTAAGTGTCGCATCACCAGCGCCTTCACTACTATTTTCATTCATAATTCGTTCATAATTACCAGTTTCTAATAATATGTAGTCTGAAGAAGTGGAACTTGAAGCAGTAGTTTCAAGTATAACAAAATTTGTTTCAAGACTTTCTTCTTCGCCCCCAGGAATTCTAAAATTAACCTCAATAGTTTTAATAACAGAACCAGTTTTGATATCTGGATAAATATATCCTCGCATAGAAAATGAAAGAGTCCATGTAATAGTACGTGCTGTCGCTAATTCTCCTTCATACTCATCAGCCACATCAGCGGAGTTTAATACAATAGGAACATCCGCCTTAATTCCCATTTCTGGAATTGTATTAATAGTAACTGTAAATTCTGGAGTAAAAAAAGGAAGAATTTGTTCCAGAATTTGTGTTCCATCTTCTGCATTTTTGACTAAAATATACAGAGTAAAATCAAAATTATATGGAACAGGATTATATTGTGTCATTAATGAAGAAGTACCAGCCGCTGTATTTGCTGCTAAATTTCTTCCAATAGTATTTAATTTTCTGGAAGAATCATAAGAAAGTCCAGTAAGAGCAAAGCCCATCCTCGGAACTCTAATTGCTGAAACTTTCCGTGATACAGTAGATTCTTGTATTGCTAAAAGCCACTTTTGTTTTGGACCATAAGCAAGCGGCACTTTAATTTTTTCAATAACAACACCGGAAGAATTTTTTCTTTCGATATTAAGGTCATTGAAAAGTGTTCCAAAAACCGCCACATATTTACGAACAGTTTGATGATAAAAGGTAGATCCAAGCATTAGTAATTAGTCCCTTCAGAAAATGGATTACCTTCAGAGAAGTCTATAATACTATCTGCCGCAGATTCAATTCCAACATTATTTGCTGAAGGATCAGTTGGTTGTGCTTGAGAATCAAAAGTAGTAACAGCATAAGAAGCACCAGAGGAATTTCCAATAATATTACTTGAAGTTGAAAAGGTTCCGGTAAGATTGATGAGTTTCAAAATCTTAGTAGTAGAATTCCAAGCAGCAACTTCTCCTGTTGCTGTAGCAGAACCAAATGTAGCACCTTGATAAACTGTCTCTTCTATTGTATAATTACTAGACCCAGCTCCCATTGTAAATTCTATTGCATAAGATTTATCTATTTCTATCTTATCAATAGTTTCAATTCCTGTATCAAGTGCTTCATCAGAATATTTAAAGAGTTCACAAACCAAGTCAAAGGTCTGAAGTGATCCAGTTTGATAAAAAGTATTTGTACCTTGAACATCTAAAATTTCAAACAAAGATCCGGACAATGGAAAATAGATAATATCACCAGATTTTGGTTCTATATCTCTTCCATCGCTTTCAAAATTCATTTCTTGGAATCTTCTTTTTGCAACAGTAAATGTAATTTGATCTCTTACTTCAAGACCAAAATTAGAAACAAATGTGCCTTCACCCTCAAACCCATCTACTGACTTAATATACATTTCAATAGTTCTGGCATCTTTAAATTGAGAAAGCCTGTCTTCTCCAAATATAGCATCAGTATTTACCTGAGTTCTAGGCATATAATGAACATCAATACCATATACTTGAATAGACTCAATGATAATATTTTCTACAAGTCTTTGATCTGCGGTATTCGTTCCAAAATTATTAAAATAGTGGTTCGTTGCCATTATTATCCGATCATAAAGTCATCAGGAAGCTGGTACTTCAGTTGTATTTCTTCTTCTACCCGTTCTATCTCAGTATTAGCATCATCATAGAGTTGCCTTCCATTAAGGGTTACTCCCCCAGGCAATTGCATTCCTTCAAACTTGATTAAATTTTGACCCCATTGTTTTTTAAAAAGAGATGTAACATACTTCTTGAGGAACATATCGCCCCAAACATCAGAATATGTTGCTGGATCTATTATTGCATATGCTTCTATTATCAACCAATCATCAATTTTGAGATCTCCATTCCAATCAATATCAAGATACAGTCTATCCATATGTCGATTAAATCTGAATCTTGGAAGTCCACTGAACAAATCATTAATCATGTTTAATTTTTGTTGAGTAAAAACATAACTCTTAAAATCTCCCATACCTCCCATTGCATAAAGATCATGGAGTACATATTGATAATTCACTGAGAACATATTTGTAGATTTATTTGTATCCGCATAAAATGGTATTACTCCCTTGATTCCAATCACATTTTCATCTATAGAAACATAATGATTATCAAAATCTCCAATAGTAGTAGCAGAAGATGCTGCTGTAGTAGCAGTTAATGCACTAGTTCCACCTGTGACTGTTTCTGCATTTCCAAAGGTAGTAGATGTATTTGCGTAATAAGTGTTCCCATCACCACCAGATTTTACTTGTGGATTCTTGTAACGGATTGTAGTGTTAGCGCTATGATATTCATGAACCGTGGCTCTCACTCCACTAGTTCCGCCTGTGATTGTTTCTCCAGCTTGAAATACAGTATTTGATTGAATTTTTAATGTAGACCCTGTAATTTATTTTTTAACAAATGTAGGATAAGTCCCATCAAAATGATATTCTTGAAAATATTCCAAAGCATCATCAATACAATCTTCCATTTGGTCATCATCCAGATTAAGTTCCACTACTGGATGTCCAAGCTTCCGTTTCGCATAATCTTTAAGTGTTGCTCTGGTAGTTGGTTGTGTCATTATTTTATCCTCAATAAGTTGATGATGGGGATACTGTCACTACTCCTTCAGCAAGTCTTTCTATTATTGTTCCACCGCTTTGAGTATATTCAACATCATAAACATATTGTCCTGGAGAAAGAGTTCCGCTTTGGGTAGCAGTTAAGGAAATAGTTACATTAGACCCTGCAAGTGCTGTAGTAAATGCTAATGTATTATTTGAGGTATAATGAGAAGATCTAAGTTTTCCAGCACAAGTTCCAGTAGAAATAGTTACATTTCCCCCAGCAGTATTTTTGGCCGTAATTACTTTTTCAAAGGTACACCCTTGATCAATTACTAAATTAACGGTTTGTTTGTTGAGAGTGAGTGCCATGAAATCTCCTTGTGATTATATACCCTTTCCATATATTTAGTAAAGGAAAAGGTTGATGAAGGAGATTATACAGTTGGTTCTTCCGGCCAACTAGCATTAATATCACACGCCTGAAGTGCATCTAAATCCGCCGCCGAAGAAACTGCATTTTCATGATCACCTGCTTTACTCCTTACAGCATCACGATAGGTTTGAATATCAGCAGGAATCGCTGTTCCAATATCAGTTTTACGAACATAATACCAATCATAAGGCTGTAATTTACTTTCTTGAATATCCTTAACTTCTTGAATCATGTTCCATTTTTTACTCCTGGAAACAAGAGTAAATGGAATCGCATCATTTGTAATTACAGAAGAAACGGCAGGAGAAAAAG